GACCCACACCAGAGGGGCCACGATGCGAAATCGATGTTCGCGCCCCGCAGGTTCGCGTCCCGCAGTTTCGCGCCCGCCAGGTCCGCTTCCCGCAGGTTCGCGCCCGCCAGGTTCGCGTCCCGCAGGTTCGCGTCCCGCAGGTTCGCGCCCGCCAGGTCCGCGTCCCGCAGGTCCGCGCCCCGCAGGTTCGCGCCCGCCAGGTCCGCGTCCCGCAGGTCCGCGCCCCGCAGGTCCGCGTCCCGCAGGTCCTCGATACTCATGCGTAGTCCTCCTCGGACCCGCAGGGGCAATAGAGGTCCTCCTCATCGAGGGCGCGGCCGCACGCGGGGCAATACCGGGCGCCCTCCCGCGCGGGTCGCATCTACCTCACCCTCCGGGCCGTCTCGGCGACGAGGCGATAGATCTCGATCGTCGCCATGAGGCTGTGGAGCGTTGCCTGAATCTGGCGGGGATCGCCCTCCTCCCGCTCCTCCATGATATCCAGCCAGTAGAGGCTGGAATCGATGCTGCGCCGCACCGCCGCCGGGATCCCCGGAGGGATCGCGGCCCGTACCTCTTCGATTTTCATTTCCTCAGTCCTCCACTCTTATAGTGACCCGGACGACCTGATTCGGCTCCAGGCCGAGCCGCTGCCAGACCTTGGGGGGTATGCGCGATACCCTCCGGTCTTTTGTCGTCGCGGCGAGGTACTCCTCCTCCATCAGTATCCTCTCCGCATCCGCCCATCAGCTCGCGGGAATCGCTGGACGATCTCCGCCCCGCTGTCCCTGGCCTCGGTTGGCGTCATTATTCGTATATCGCCGTCGATCCGGGCCGTGGCCCGGTGGGCCATCTGGGAGGGATATATCCTCTCAGTGGCGACTATCGAGTCCCGCCTGTCTATCTCTCTCGCGCCGACAAGCACGTTGCCGGCGTTGTCCGCGCCGATCCATATTCGATACGTCATTTTTCTATCACCTCACATTTCACTACTCCCTTATAGGGGGCCATAGTATATATACTTTGTGCCAACCTGTCGCCCCCTTGTACCAAAAGGTATATATTCTGGCGCGTCTTATGGATGCTTGCGGGGCGCGTCAGACCGCCCCGATTCCTCCAGGTTCGCGGCGCGGGCGGTGGACTTGCACTCCTTCCATTGCTCTGGTAGAGATTCGCCCGGACGCGATCCAGCGGCGGGGGGATCATGCCCCCGCCCAAATTCCTAATGATGTGGGGCCATGAGATCCCTCCTTAGGCGGTCCCGGAGATGCCAACCGGGGCCGCCAGCACCTCTCTCTTTTCAGGACCGTTATCTTTAAGTACTATATGGTACTATGTAGTACTATGTCGAAAGAGTCAGGAATGCGGCTTCGGCTCGTCGAAAAGCGTATCGACGACGCCAGGGCGAGATTATACAAGGTTTTGAACGACGATGGCACACCTTGCCATGGTGGGTCCGGTAAGTGGGACCTTGACGGCGGCTGGATGCCTCGAATCGAGAACATCGAGCCGTGCAAACGAGGCTACCATCTTTGTGACGGTGGTCTCCAGTTGGTCGAGTGGGTGGGTCCATCGATCTGGGAAGCCGAGTGGCGAGGCGACCGGATAGATGCTGGCGACAAGCTCGTAGTTTCGGAAGCCAGGCTAGTCCGGAAGCTGGCCACCTGGAACGATCGGACGGCCCGGTTGTTCGCTTGCGACTGTGCGGAACGGGTTCTGTCGATATTCGAGGACAAGTATCCTGGAGATTCTCGGCCCCGCACCGCGATCGAGGTGTCACGTCGGTTCGCGGTAGGTGACGCATCCCGGGCCTCTCTCGATGCCGCCGGGGCCGCCGCCAGGGATGCCGCCAGGGTTGCCGCCTGGGATGCCGCCAGGGTTGCCGCCAGGGGTGCTGCCGATGCCGCCTGGGGTGCCGCCTATGCCGCCAGGGCTGCCCCCAGGGATGCCGCCTATGCCGCCAGGGCTGCCCCCAGGGATGCCGCCTATGCCGCCAGGGTTGCCGCCGGGGTTGCCGCCAGGGGTGCCGAACGAAAATGGCAGGCCGAACGGCTCAGGCAATATCTGTTCGGGGAGGCACCCTGATGGCACCGAAGAGGCCCTATGTCTCCCCCGAGACGCTGGAACGGCTCGCCGATCTTCGTCGCCGGATGAGCGCCGCCGAGGGGCGAACGATGACGACGGACGAGATCGTGTCCCGGCTGATCGACGCGGCCGAGGGGAAGACGACCGGCGCGGCGGAGCTATTCGAGGGACCGAAGGGGATGCAGTTCACCGTCTCGATCGGCATCCCGGAGATACGGATCTTGGGGGCCGCCGATCCCGAAAGGGAGGCGCGGAGGGCGATGATCGAGTATCTGGAGGACTTCGAATGATATTACAGGGAGACATGAACAAAGTTATTTTGGGCGACGCGCTGTCGGTTCTGAAAGAACTGCCGAGCGAGTCGGTGCATTGTGCCGTGACATCCCCTCCTTACTTTCGGGCTCCGAGACTATGGATTCGACGGCCAGATCGGGCTCGAAGAGACGCCAGATTGCTTTGAGCCCGCACGCTGTGGAAAATGTTATGTTTGCCGGCTGGTGGAGGTGTTCCGGGAGGTCCGGCGGGTACTGCGGGCCGATGGAACGGTCTTTTTGAACTTGGGCGATAGCTACGCAGGATCGTGGGGCAACGCTGGCGGACAAAATAGAGGCAACGGTACTCAGCGGCCCATAACTCGAGGGTCAATGGTGAAAGATCAGGCCGTCCGAAACGGGGATTTTGTCCCGCCTGGAAAATATGGATTCTCGAGTATGGGGATCAAGCCCAAAGACCTGATCGGGATTCCCTGGCGAGTCGCATTCGCCCTCCAGGCAGATGGGTGGTGGCTGCGGTCGGACATTTGCTGGGCCAAGCCCAACCCGATGCCCGAGAGTGTTACGGACAGGTGCACAAAGTCGCATGAGTACATATTCATGCTCACCAAATCGGCCCGGTACTTCTACGATAACGAGGCGGTGAAGGAACCCGCGGTAAGCGACCAAAAAAGCGGCAACGGGTTCAAGGGGCGACAGGGTGGGAGCTCGAGGGTCGGCCCGTTGTCGGGAGGGGAAGGGACAGCAGAGCAATGGGACGGAGTTGGAGGCACCCGCAACCGCCGCGACGTGTGGACCATCGCCACCAAGCCGTACAGGGCCGCCCACTTCGCCGTTTTTCCTCCGGAGATCCCGGAGATCTGCATCAAGGCCGGGACGAGCGAGCGGGGCTGCTGTCCGGTCTGTGGAGCGCCGTGGGTCCGGGTGGTGGAGAGGACGGCTGACGTTGACGAGACTGCGAAAGGCTCGTTTTTCGACAGGGGGAAGACGGGGGCCAGAGACGGCGGAGATCGTACACAACCTGGCGAGAGGGACCTCAAGCAGACCATCGGCTTCTCGCCATCCTGCTCTTGTGGCGCTGGAAAGCCCGTCCCCTGCACCGTCCTCGATCCCTTCGCCGGGTCCGGTACGGTCGGCGCGGTCGCCAAATCGTTAGGCCGCGACTATATCCTGATCGAGGCCAACCCCGACTATATCGAGCTGATCGAGGCTAGACTGGCGGCGGCGGAACGGCCCCCGGAGACGCTGGAGGACTTCGTGCCATGAATGTGGCGCGATAATTGTGGCGAGAAACATGCGTTGCCACACATTCTTTTTGTGTCGTTAACTACTTATACTTACGATACCATGTTAAGGGCATGGAAAAGCCGTTGATTAGAGTGTCGGAGGAAAATAAGAAGCGGTTGGCCTCTTTCGGCGACGCTTCAGAGACGATGAACGATTGCCTCGGGCGGGTGCTGGATCTCGCCGAAGCGATGAGGGACGGGGGCGCGTGAAGATGGAGATAAAGGCGATCGAGACCCGGTACAGAGGATATCGATTTCGCAGCCGTTTGGAGGCGAGGTGGGCCGTCTATTTCGATGAGCTTGGATTAAAATGGGAATATGAAATGGAAGGATTCGATCTCGGCGAGGCGGGATATTATCTTCCGGACTTCTGGCTACCACAGGTGAGAATGTGGGCGGAGGTGAAGGCAAACGATTTCAACGACGCCGAGAACACGAAGGCGAGGGCATTAGCCGAGGCGACGGGCCGCCCGGTCTTAAGGTTGGTTGGGCCACCAGACTTCAAAACGTATTTGGCGTGGGAACCACCGATGGAGGACTGGATGGAGGAATATGATTATCTTATTTCGATGTACCATAATTACCCCACAGACGAACATAGATTTTATTCAAATTCCGGTTACATTCCCTGCTGGAATTTTGAGGGGGAATGGCCTGATAGTGGAGTGAGGAGGGCCATCGAAAAATCCCGATCTGCTAGATTTGAGCACGGCGAAGCGGTATAGGAGGATTCAATGCCCGACTGTCTCAACGCCGCCCTCAAATACGCATCAAGGGGCTGGCCGGTCTTTCCTCTGTGGGGCTCCGATGGGAAAAAGCCGATCACCACCCACGGGGTCGATGACGCCACCACCGACCCGGACATCATAACCGAATGGTGGGAACGTTGGCCCGATGCCAACGTGGGGATAGCATGTGGCGCAAAGTCTTTTGACGTGGTGGACATCGATAGCCAGAAGGGAGAGGCGGCTCTGATATCATGGCTTAACGAGCGGGGGCTATTCGATGAGGGAAAGGCCGCCCTTAATTCAACGGTTATCAACCTCACCGCGAAGGGAAAGCATCTATGCTTTCAGCCGGCGGGAAAGCTCCGAAACTTGGTTAGAGCCGCAGAGGACATCGACATCAAGACCGACGGTGGGTATATTGTAGCTCCACCATCGCTACATCGAGAAACAGGGATCACTTACACATGGGCGCCGGGACACGGCCCCGACGAGATCGACCTCGCCCCGTTCCCCGAATGGCTGATCGAATACCTCAAGACAGGATCAAACGGATCGAAGCGATCTTTATTCTCGGATGAAGTAATTAAAATCAAGGAGGGCGAAAGAAACCAGGTGCTTTTTAAACAAGGCGCGTCGGCTAGGGCAAGAGGACAGGGCCGGGCCGCCATCGAGGCCGCGCTGTTGGCTTTGAATTCTACTCAATGCAATCCCCCGCTACCCGAACATGAAGTTTTGAGGATAGTTGAAAGCGTGTTAGAATATGCCCCCGGCGGGGCGAGAGATGCCATAAAAGAATCTGATGAAGAACTGCCCCAGCCGCCACCCGAAGATATAAAGGAACTGGCGTCTTTGATACTTCGTGAAGGAAAGCCCCTAGACCTGGTTCTCGATAGTTGCGAGCGGTTCGTTTTGGGGGCGAAGGACGCCATCAAAAAGCTTGTCTGCTGTCAGATGGTCCAGATGGTCCCGTCGTCGCGGGGCCTTCACCCGAAGCTATCAGGTGAGAGCGGAACCGGAAAAACCTGGTGCGTTAAGGTTTTCCTCCACCATCTCCCGGAAGACGCCTACATCGCCGGCGGGCTCACCCCCAAGGCCCTTGCGTATCATGACCTTGGAAACCGCCTCTTCATTCTGTTGGATGACTACGTGCCTAATGAGGATTTGGACACGATCATAAAACAAACGTCGTCTAATTTTCATAAACCGTATATCCACCGGACGGTAAAAAAGCAAGAGGCGGCAACCCTCAAAATAGGGTCGGAGATGACATGGTGCGTGACGTCGGTGGACGCATCTCAGGATATCCAGGTGCTCAACCGCCAGATACCCCTGAATACCGACGACTCGCAAGATCTGACCGCGAAGGTGAACGGGTTTACGATATCGTCTTATGGTGAGGGCTTGGAGGAGCTATACGTCGATGACACGGTGATCTTGTGCCGTGAAATATTCCGCCAGTTGAGAGAGCTGGAAGAGATCAAGGTGCGAATACCCTTCGCCGACCGGATCGAATGGCTTGATAACACGAACCGCCGCAATCCGTCGATATTTATGGATCTGCTGGCGGGCGTGACGGCGTTGCATTGCTTTCAACGGGATCAAGACGAGGAGGGGTTCTATTTGGCGACGGAGGGGGATTTTAAATGCGCCAGGGAACTATTTTCAGAGGGCGTCGATGTGGAGGAGATGATCAATCGGCTCACGAAAAAGGAACGCCAGTTCGCGGAGATGCTGATCGCCTATCCCCTGGGATTGACCCGAAAAGAACTCTCCGAAAAGCTCGGCGTTTCCCCGGCGCGTATCTCCCAGATCGCGCGGGGAACGAAGGGCGACGGGGGCCTGATGCAGAAGCTTCCTGGCTTCGATCTGGTGAATGTCACAAACCGGATCACTGAAGATCAGACCGAAAGCATTCAGGTATATCGGCTTGGGTGTTTTGACCGGCTGGCGGGATTCGATGATGTGGTTAGGCTGAGTAAGGAGCCGGTTAGGGAGAAAGCTAACTCAAAAATCGGTAAGGGGAGTAGTAGTATAGGTAATAGTAAGTATAGTAAGTATATAATGACTAAGAAACCCTTACTGGGAGATGGTAAGATTCTCTCTATTACTCATCCTCCGAAAAAGGCTAACTCACCTAACTCCGGTAGCGGGAACCGCCTTACCGACGATTTACCGGCCCAAAACGAGGCTAATTCCCTAACTCAGCTCCTCGCCACCTACGCCCGGAAGGGCGAGCCGATCCGGACGAGGGACTATCCTGACTACGACGAGATGGAGATGCTGGAAGCCATGGACAAAGGAGGATGGACAGAAAAACGCGGCGTCTGGTGGCCGCCATCGGAGGAGACGAGATGAAGATCATGATGGTACTGGAAGATATCCCGGCGTTCGTCGGGCTGGATGATAAGGTCTGGAAGCTGCGGCGGGGCGACATGGTAAGCGTGAACCCCGGACTGCCTTTTAAGCAGGCCCGCCTACTGATCAACCGAGGAAAAGCAAAGTGGGTAGGTGATTGAACCATGATAGATCCCGTAGAACATTGGTGGCTGGATGCGTGAGGAGAAAAAAGACTATGGTGATATTCCAATTGACTGAGAAGGCGTCGATCAACCTGGAGGGTGTCCGGGTATCGACGGCTCACCGGATCGGAGCCGAGACCGAGAAAGGGCTGCTGCTGGAGGTCGTCCATGTAGCCGACGGGATGGACGTGAAGAAAATCGGCTACTGGCTCCCTAAAAGCCAGATCAAGGTTGAGAACGGTACGATCGAGATCCCCGACTGGCTCTGGCAAAAGAAGAAAGAAGCGATGGATTTTGTGAGGTGAAAATATGCAAGTAGTCATATACAAAACCCCAGATTGCCCCAGGTGCCGCGTGCTGGCGGCCCACCTGGAGCGGCTCGGTATCGATTTCGAGGAACGAGACATGACGCAACCGGCAGTCCTGGCAGAGCTCCGGTGCGATGGCATCTTCAGCCTATCGGCCCCGATCCTCCGGGCGGGCGACGCCTACCACGACCCCGGCGTCTTGTGGCATGGCGACCGATTCGAGGCCGGGTACGTCGAGGAGGTGCTGAGAAGATGACCCGCCACCGCTCTCGATCGCTGGATGCGATCGACGAGGAGCTGCGAGAGATCGCCGAACGGCTGAAGCGGCCCGACACGATACCGCAATGGGGATGGAAAAAATGACCCTCTCTGACTTCGGCGTCACCGATTGCCCCGGCGGCGTCTGCCGGGTGGACTTCTCCCGCCATCCCGTCTCCGAGGGCGAGATTACAGCCCTTCAGAGGGCTTGGATGCTCCGGGGCCGGGCTGGGATGGAGCAAGGCGACGAAAGCTTCTGGCGGGCTCGTGTGGTGCCCCTAGCGGCACGCCTGGGGGTCGAGCCTGGTCTGATCCTCATCAGTTCGGCATTGGTGAGGTGGTGGTGATGCCGAGAATTCCGGGAACCAACCGGGGATATATCGGCTACATGCGCCAGATATCCGACTGGAACCAATTCGAGAAGAACAAGACCGCCGCTGCAATCTGGTATTGGCGGTACTCTTCGGGGGCATATCCCCGGCTGGTGGAGGGATGAGGACGGCCCGGCCAGCTCCACACCCCCAGCTCGCCGACAGGGCTTGGGTCAAGGCCCGCGTCGACGAGGGCCTCACCGACCGGGAGATAGCCGACATCATCGGAAACGGATGCTATGCCACGATGGTCCAATACTGGCGGGGCAAGCATCACGGGATCAAGAAGCCCGGGCGCGGCGGCCGGAGGCCGGTGGCCTATTGGCCGGGGCATGAATGATCGCCTACTGCTGGGGGTGTATGCGCTCGGTGGACGAGTCCGAGATGAGGCGACGCGGCGGCGTGCTCTTGTGCCGCCGCTGCCATGCCATCCGCCTCCAGCAGAGGCATTTAGAGGAAAGATATATATACCGTAACGATGTTATATACAGGCAGTGATTCCGAACCCCGTCGGGCCACCGGACGGTAAGCAAGACTCCAGGGGGTTGGTCGTCCAGCCTCCGCTCCCGACAGCTCGCCACTGGGAGCCCGTTTTTGGTGCGAGGCTGGAGATCCTTGATTTTATATGTCCTCGTTGCCGTAAAATAATCTTCTGGGACCTCCAGAACGGAGGATGTCCTACGTGCGGGATGAGGCCGAGGGAGATCTACCAGCCTTCGGAACCTTCCGAGCGGGACATTGCCCGATGGGGCCGATTTGTGGGTCGAAAATCCAAATTAAGACATGAAAGGTGAACTGATGACATGCCGCCGCCTCTTCCTCCGGAAGTCCGAAACGCTATTATCGAGGATCTCCGAGAGGGACGGCTTTCGTTTGAAGAGATCGCTGCAAAGCGATTAGGCGATGGCGGGAAGAAGCCGACGGTCTCAAGAATCGCGAAGAAGGAAGGGTATTCTCGCAAAGGCAAAGGCCGCCCTCCGAAAAAAGGTTATCAACCTAAGGTTACAATTCCTAAACCCGAATCCATCGCGGAGATTGATTTATCAACTTTCGGCCCCGAAGAGCGGCTTACCCTACTCGATGAAGGTCTATCGACGTTGAAAGCGATTCTCCCTAAATCTCGATACCCCAAAGGCATGATGGAGTGGACGTCGGCGGTGGAGCGGCTTCTGGAACAGAGACGGAAAGAGACTGGTGGATCCGACGATGACGACGACGAGCGGGGAAGTATCGCAGCCGCTTTCGATGAGTTACGACGGCTGGAAAATGCCCCACCACCCGGTGATGCAAAAGCACCGCCAGATGGCGTTTGACTTCTTGGATGGAGATCATAAGCTATATGCCCTTTGGGGCTCGGTCTCGTCGGGGAAGACCGTCACCAGCGCCCAGGCTTGGGCCGCCTTCGTTGAAAGGACGCCGAAACATTACCCCCTGGCGATGATCGGGAAGACGGAAAGGACGCTGGAGGCGAACGTCCTCGATCCGCTCGCCGAGTTCCTGGGGTCGAAATACACTGAGAACCGGGGCCGGGGCATCGTCTACATCTACGATCGCAAAATCAGGATCTACGGGGCCAACGACTCCAAATCCGAGTCCAAGATCAGGGGCAAAACCCTCTATGCCTGGTACGGCGACGAGGTGACGACCTGGCCGGAGTCGTTCTTCATGATGGCCTTGTCCCGTCTCCGAATCCCGGGGGCCAAAGCGATCATGACGATGAACCCCGAAAACCCTAATCACTGGTTTCACCGTCAGATCGTCGAGAGGGCCGACGATCCGGGCATCCGGGCAAAGCTCTACCATTTCACGATGGAGGACAACCCCCATCTCTCCGACGAGTACAAGGCTTGGATCAAATCGATGTATGCGCCGGGGACGATCTGGTATCGTCGCTGGGTGGAGGGTCTTTGGGTCGCAGCCGAGGGCCGGGTCTTCCAATTCTTCGATCCAGACCCGTCGGCGGGTTACGTCGTCTCGACTCTTCCGGACCACTTCACCATGTACCTCGTCGGTGCCGACTACGGAACCGCGAACCCCTTCGCCGCGACGTTGTGGGGTTTGTCGGGCGGGGTCTGGTATATCATCCGAGAGTTCTATTGGGATTCGGTCAAAGAGCACAAACAGAAGGTCAACCACGAATACATAGACGATTTGGCGAATTTGTGTTACTGGAAAAAGAACCCCGTCCCGGCGAAGATCATCGTCCCCCCCGAAGAGGCCGGATTCATCCGAGAGATAAAGCAGTCTAAATATCAGCATCTATCGCACGTCCGGGCAGCCGACAACTCGATCATGCCCGGCCTGGAGGACATATCGACCCTCTTCGCTACGGGGAAGCTCAAGGTTTACGAAAAATGCGAAAAGACGATATGGGGGTTCAATGACCTCCTTTGGGATCAGAGGCAGCAAGAGAGAGGAATCGATATGTACATCAAGGGCGGATCGGGATATCCTGATCATATATGCGACGGCAACCGCTACGCTGCGAGGGAAGCCGCAAAACAACTTAGGCAGATGAGGATTATATGATATGATTCGAGATCTTGAAGCCGCGCTCGCCGTCGGCCAACCCTGGCCACCGGAATCGGAAAAGGACCGGCTCCAGAGGTACGAAGAGAACGAACACCTTTTCGATGGGGAGCACACGAAAGTCTTCCGGGCGCTTCTCGACCTCTTCTCCAGCCAGACGGCAGAGTACAACAAAATCATTCTCATCCTCAACCTACATCGCCGAATATCGACGCTCTGGGCCGACTTCCTGTTCGGGGAGATCCCACGCGCCATCGGAGACGAAGACCCCGAATCCAAAAAGCAGAAGTACCTTTCGGCCTTCATCGACCGAACCGAATACTGGAAGCTCCAGCACGCTCGCCAGATCGACGTGTCGCGGTTCGGGCATGGTTTCATCGAGGGCTATATGGAGGATGGGATGGTCAAGCTGCAGGTCGTCCACCCCGGCCGATATTTCGGGGTCGTCGATGAATACGGGCGAACCAAGGAGCACGTCGTCGCCTGGCTCGAAGATCTCGGATACGTCGATCACATCCAGCAGCGTAAGCTCCGAGTTCGCATCCACCGCCCCGGCCAAATCGAGACCCGCGAGTACGTCGTCTCGGCTTCGGGCTATATCATGGGCGGGGGGGAGGCCCCGACGATCGAAGAGACGGGCGTCGATCGACCTCTAATATTTGAGGTTCGGAACCTACACACCTCAAGCGGGAAACTGATCGACGATTACAGAGACCTGGATTCGATCGTCAAGCGGATGGAAGCCCGTTTGACGCGGATAGGGCGGATCCTGGACGTCCACTCCGAGCCGATGTTCTACGCGAACGAGGATTCGGGTGCGTTCATCAAGACCGAATCGGGGGCCTGGGTTTTCGACGGGAAGCGGAAGGCTTTCGCGGTGGAGGAAGGCAAAGCCGCACCCGGGTACGTCACATGGGACGGGCAGCTCTCCGGGGCGTTCGCTGAAATTGACGCCCTAATCCGGCAGCTCTACATCATATCCGAGACTTGCGCCGCTTGTTTTGAGCCTGCTGAACTCGGAGCCCAAATATCCGGGACGGCTCTCCGATTGATGCTTTTCGTCCCCTTGAAGAAGGTGGACCGGCTCAAGCTCGTCGTCGATCCCATCATTCGAGCCGAGCTCCAGACGTTCACGGCATTTGAAGCCGCGCGGGGGTCCACCGGGGCCGAGAAGCTGGAATCGATCGGGATTCAATGGCAAGACGGCCTCCCCGAGGACTTCAAGGAGACGGTCGCGAATGTGGTGCTCCTCAAGTCCCAGGGCCTCATCTGGGACGAACAAGCGCTCCGGATGCTCTACCATCTCGAAGGCGAGTCGCTTCAGGGCGCGCTCGAAAAGCTCCAAACTCAGAACGCGGGCGAAATGTTCATGCCCGGCTCATAATCACATACGGCAACCGTCGCCGGTAAACGACGGGGGAAGATTCTATGACAGACGATATCAAGCCACCGGAAGGCGATAACGGCTCCGGGAACCCACCAGAGAACGACCCTCCAAAGACCTTCACACAGGACGAGCTAAACTCCATCCTGGCGAAGGAAAAGAGGAAGGAAGAGGCGAAGTACGCAGAATATCGGAGGAAGGCCGCCGAGTACGACAAACTCCAGGAGGCTTCCAAGACCGAACTTCAGAAACTCCAGGATAAATACGCCGCCGCCGAGAAGCGGGCGGCGGCCCTGGAAGCGGAACGCGACCTCGAAAAGTGGAGGGCGAAATACGGCCGGGAGGCCGGGATACCCGAAGCCGACTGGGACCGGCTCAGGGGGACGACCGAGGACGAGATCGCCGAAGATGCGAAAGAATGGGCTAAGTCCAGAGGTCTCAACAAAGCGGGCGGGCCGACGCCCCCAGGCGGATCGGCGCCGACCGGCAACGAATTCAATCGAATGGTTCTCCAGGCAGCGGGCAGGGGGGGCCGATAACGAGGTAATTACCTATGACTGACTACGATAATTATATTGGAAGGTCGGCGGAACTCCTGCCGACTGAGTACAGCAAACAGATCATCGAAGCCATCCCGACTCAGAGCTTCTGCCTCCAGAAGATGAGGGGCCTTCCTCCCGTCTCCTCGAAGGTTACGCGGCTCCCGATGCTCAACAGCTTCCCCAGCGCCTATTTCGTCGATGAGGTGGCCGGAGCATACGCCGCCGGGAACACCAAAAAGACCACGAAGATGGACTGGACCGGCGTCACCATGACGATGGAGGAGATTGCCGTCATCGTCCCGGTTCCCGAAAGCGTGATCTCCGACATGGCATCCCAGAACTTCGATCTGTGGGGGATGGTCAAGCCCCGTCTCGTCGAAGCTCTCGGCGTTCTGGTGGATCAGTCGATCCTCTACGATTCGTCCGGATCCATCGCCCCGGCCTCCTGGCCGGATGGGATCGTGACCCAGGCGATCGCAAAGTCCAACTCTGTGAGCATGGATGACGTGGGGTCCGGGAAGACGTTCACCGATCTAGCTGACGCCCTTCTAGCCAACAACGGTCTCTACTCTCTGGTAGAGCAGGACGGGTACATCGTCAACGGTGCGATGGCGGGCGTCCCCATGATGGGACGGCTCAGAGGTCTTCGGGACGCAAACGGCCAGTTCATCTTCCTCAACGACATGAAGGAGTCGACCGGATACAGGCTCGCCGGGGCCCCCATCACCTTCCCGAACAACGGAGCATGGGACGACACGACCGCCCTCGCGGTAGTGGGCGACTGGAACCAGGCCATCTATGGCATCCGCCAGGACGTCACCTGGAAGGTGGCCACGGAGGCTTCGATCCATAACGCCTCTGGGGAGCTTGTCTACAACCTCTTCCAGAACGATATGGTAGCTCTCCGGCTCACCATGCGGCTCGGCTGGGTTCTGCCAAACCCGAAGAACCTCGTCAACGAGACCGACGGAACCCGGTTCCCCTTCGCAGCTCTCACCCCCGCGACGTGAGGAGATCGACATGAAACGCGAACTAATCGCAATCATCGTAACGGCGGCCCTCCTGATCGGGGCGGCCGCCTCTCAGTCTTCATGGTATCCGAGGAAAGGGGCGGACGAACCCGCCCCCGAACCTAGGCCCGAACCCGAACCCGTGAAGCGATCCCGGAAAAAGAAGGAGGCCCCGGATGAGGCGCGTAAGGTTCAATCGACGGACGTCGATTAGGGGCGGCAACGTCTTCGATGAGGGCGAGATAGTCTCATATGACGAGGCTAGGATCTACCTAGACGACGTGCTTCTGGACCTGATGGCCGACGAAGGAACGATCGAGATCCTGGAGGAATGATGGCAGACGAAGAAATCGTATACGGCGGACGGATCGGTGCGAAGGTGACATATGGCCGGACAGTGGGCGGAGATCTCGTCCCCCTCATGGTGGACGATGACGGGAAAGTATCCATCGCTGAATCCGGGCTTCCATCTGGGGCGGCGACTTCCGCAAAACAGGACGACCTCATAACTGCGGTGGGGGGCAAGGCGGCCAAGATCCAGATAGAGATTACCAGACCGGCCAACACGACCCCTGCATACGAGGCCAATACCGCTATCGCCGACGCAGCGCCAAGTGTCACCACCCATCTTCTCGCGA